GTCTTGGGAAGGCTGTTCAACGTGATTTCACTCATCTGGGTACCTCCTGTTCATCATGGTTTTCGGGCTATATATTTTTGCCTGTCACGCCTCGTGTGTCAGGCAAACGACTGCCTCCACATGAAACATAGGTGTAGCGTATGATAGCAGGAAGTAATTTGCAAAGCGCCCACCTCATTTACAACGACATTTTATTGTGATGTTATTATAGCACAAATACAATTAGTTGCAAAGGTTGTTATAATTTGAAAAATAACCCAAAGCGCGAGGAGAATATGCAACCGATAATAAAAACTAACGCTTGGTATACGCTGGTGACAGGCAAAAGCGAGGTCATCAACGCATCGTGGTGCAAGCAGCAGCTTGCTAGGATTCTGAAGAAAAGTACTGATGCAATCATCCTGTTCGATGTTACCGGCAGCTATGCAGCGCTTGTCTTAGACCACGACAGGCTCATCCCCGGGCAACTACCGATGGCGGTCAAGCAATATAAGTCCACTCCTGAAGGATTTGTCCTTGCGCATACCGTTAAGGTCGATGTCGAGAATGCGCAGGAACCCCGGCTTCTGGTCTTCGATGTTAGCCGCGTGATGGCGGTCTCGTGGAAGAAAGGCATTGCCGCTATTACGAAAATTCTGAAAGTCTGGATGATGTGCGGCGAACCGCAAGTAGAACCAATCTGGCTGTTTCTGAATATTGACCCGTATGGTTTCGAGTTGTCGGACAGTGAGAGCTGGGAATGCTTAGAGCGCATTGTAAAGGACAAGGAATTCAAGGTAAAACCTGTCTTCCTCACTAAGGGTAAGACTGAACGAGAAATCAATGAACGCCTGCACATCAAGGCGTAACGGCGGAGAAATCCGCTAACTGTCTTTTCAAAGCGGCCTCCACGGGGCGGACAGTGGGCAACAGCTTTTGCTGGCGAACAGCTTTCAAGTAAAAAATCAATATATCATAAATTACGGAGGAAATACTATGACTAACGAGCAGCTGAGAATCGCATTGGTTGCAAACGCCGTTACCCGTTCGAACCGTATCGGTTTCGACTTTCAGGACCCGGCAGGCAAGACTCTTGACGAGTACACGAAAGAAGCCATGATGCAGTGTGTCCGTGTTGCGCAGAAGATGCGTCAGCCGGGCCTTGATAAGGAGCTGGCGGGACAGGTTTTCCCCATCTACACTATCGGGAACTGGGCGCGGGAAAAGGTCGTCTATGACTTCGACAAGGATTTTCAGGAACTGCTGATGGATACGGACGATATCGTCATCCACCACGAGATTCTCGAACGCCTCGCATTCAAGGACTTCTATCTGCCGCTGTATGACAGCAAGGATTACTGCGGTATGTTCGTACATATCGAGTTCGAGCCCAAGACCAAGGATACATTTATCGGCATCGTGCTGGTCGGTGGCGTTGCGAATGAGAAGGAGAACTATGCGTTCCTGTCTCTGCCTGCCTGGATTAAGGAGGGGCAGACGCTGACGGAAGCAACTCGGAGCACAAAGCAGTATATTGAGAAAGCTGCGAATCAGCGCTCTACCACCGATGTGGCGGTCCCCGATACGATGGAGGAGATTCCTCCCGTCTACAACGAGGGCACGCCGTATGTCCGCCTTGCGATGCTCTGTGCCTACTACCTCGCGAGCAAGGGCTCTGATGTACACCTCAATCCTATCAAGAAAGAGGACCGCCAACCGTTTATGTTCAAGGGCAAGGCACAGAGGGTCAATGTCAAGGTCTTTACGGTAGGAGACCATGTGGCAGAGAAGTACAAGAATGAGGGGGACGGGAAAGCACCGCGCTGGCGTCACTACTGGGGCGGGAACGGCCGCGAACGTCGTGAGTGCAAGTTCTCGTTCTGATGAATCTACGGGGTGACAGCATGGATATAGTCAATATCTGTACGGCGGGACTGATGCTGTCGTCGGCTGTGCTGTTTGCGGGGAACGCTGTGTACGATTACAAGTTCGGTAAGAAAACGACGGCGGCTATCCGGCAATTTGAGAGCGGGAAGCCGTCTTCTATCATCGACGATGTGTTGAATCAGACTCTTCTCGTAATCGCGATTTGTACCGGAATTGCGTTTGTTTTCGAGGAACTTGCCTTACATCTTCAAGACATCGAAAATGTGCAGGCACAGTACATGGTGCAGTTCAGCCTTAATGTCTTTATACTGGTCGGCGTTCAGGCTATGATGTCCATCGCGTTCCTTCTTACTGCGTCCATCGTGGCAATGTTCGGGCTCAAGCGGAGAGGGCTGACGAAGTTCAGCATCATGACATACCTCTGCAAAATCGCAGAAAACCTCGCGGGCGTGTATGTGCTTGTCAAACTGGCTGTCAGCTACTTGCAAGCAATATAATATCACCTAACATCGAATAAATTTATAACATTGGCTGCGCAGGATAAGTCTTGCCGCTTACAGAAAAAGGAGAACACCATGAGCACTGAGTTGGTCGCCATTGAGCGCATCACGATTCGGAAAGGAGACAGCAACGCGGACGATATCCGCAGCTGCCTCGCACATTATCTGCTTCAATTTATCAATTCCGCCAGCATCGAATCCTTGTCGATGCATAAGCTGAACATCAAGGTCGATGGCAAGACGGTATTGTTTGTTCAGGATAAGACCGGCGGCGTGGGTCTGAAAGGTCTTGATACCGACTGGCAGCACACGCCAGAAATGTCCGCCATCCTTGACCGGCTGGTGACGGATGTGGATGTTGAGGTGTTCCTGTCCTATGAGATGATTCACTTTTTCAGCACAGAGAACTTCTACGGCTACAATTTCTGGAGCGAGGTGCTGCAGGAATACGGCTGCGAGGCGGTTCGGTACAAGGGCCTCGAATACTACGATGTGGAGAGCAATGTTGTCATGCTGTCCTTTGACGGCAAGGAACTCTGCGACAACCCCGACTATGTGCCGGAATCGGCGGTTAAGGATATCCATAAATGGTTCTGTTACACCTTCGAGATGTCGCTCGAACCCGATACGCCATTCACTGCCGCACAGGTAGATAAGATGCTCGCTGCCATCGAGTCCGTGCATGGCGTCTTTGGTCGGGAAGAGGACGATGTTGCGGATGTGGGGGAGGATTACCTGTCCATCTGCACCGGCGTGACGCTGACCGACAAGGAAGTCCCGGCGTTTGCTGCGTTCCTGCAGGCAATGTCGGATGTCGCCAAAGAACTCGACACCACGCTCGACTATACCGCCGAGTTCACCCCGGCAGAGATGGAAACCTTTGCAGCCATGATTATGGATGACGACAATGGCAAAATCGTGCCGAGATATTACCGCTACTGATATGCAAAGCCTCACCAGTCATTGGTGGGGCTCTTTTTTGTATGGGAGAGAGAATAATGATATCCAAGGAACTTTTTTGCAAGACGATTGCCGACATTCAAGAGCAAGACCGGAAAATCTCGGAATTCGACCATGCGCTGGGCAAAATCTGCGACTCGGCAGTAGTGTTCGATGCTGACAATCTGTATCTTGCTGCATTGCTCCGCATCCTCAAAGAAGAACTGGACGACAAGGCGGACACCATTGAGTGGTGGCTGTATGAGGATGTCCGCAAATGCATCTGGTTCGACCTCGAAGATGGTCGCCGGATGCGCTACGACATGCCTACCGCCGAATCCCTGTACGACTACTTGACGCTGCCGTTTGAGCAGCTTCCTCTTGAGGTAGAATCATGATTTTCACTTTTTCGCTTGTCATTGCAGCGCTGCTTTGTATTGCATCGTTCATTTGCTACAAGGTGTCGGGCAAGATGCTGGATGAGAAAGACGCGGAAAAATGCGCAAAGGAAGCAGAACTCGAAGAAAAACTGATAAACCGCATGATGCAGACCAGGAGCAAGCCGCTGTCGGACGATGAATTCAGTTTCGGCGGGGCGTATGAGGCATTGGTCATGGCGGGAGAACGTCAGAAGCAGTTGGCGGATGTAGAAGAAATTGACAAATTATCGGATAAAATTCATATGCTGAGAATGGTCGAACAAATCTCATACCTCGCGCTTTCATTCGGCGTAATGTTTGTCTGCATGCTTTTGTTCGTGACCGGTATTATCGCTGTTGGAGTGCTGGTTGCGAGCGTGTATGCTAAATGAATGCTCAGAACGGAAAGAAAGGAGACACTATGAGCAAGAACCCGAAAATTGAAGGCATCGTCTTCAGATACGGCGATGATGACTACTCTTTCTGGATGCCAGACATCTCGAAAGATGAGAACGAGAAATTCGTGCAAACGCTGTTTGCGGCCTTTGAGGATAATGGCTGTTCGGTGCGCGGCACAAAGAAGGACATCCTCGATGCCATCCGAGAAAACACCTGAAACGATAGGTGCGAATCTCAGAAAAATATTATGTGCTCGACACGAGCGTTCTTCTGTCATCTCCGTACTCTAACGAAAAACAACATTGACCAGGCACATTTCTAAGCGCTGCGACATTTTTCTGGGGGTTTGCAAGGCCGTTTGCAACATTTTTCCGAAATTCACCGATATTTTTTGCAGTCATCCATCACGGATGGCTGCTTTTTTTGTTTTTACGCGAAAAAGTTGCCGATTTGTGCGAATTGCAGATAATGAAAATCAAGGGCAGTCATAGCGGTGTTGTCCGCACAGAAATTATCAGAAAAAGATTATCCAGACAGTTCTGGAATTTTGGAGGAATCACAAATGTACGGTAAACCGATGCATTTCATAGACTGGCTGATTGATATGCCGGAAGAGTTTTCGTTTTGGGTAGAGGACCAGATAGCAGTAATGTCGCCGGTGACGATTGCCGTGGTAATTGTTGTCGCATTGGCTGTTTTGGCCGGTATATGGCTTCTCGTCGTCTCTGCCGCCAAAAAGGATGTGCGCAATACCAGCGAGATTCTGGCGGGCGTTGAGGAAGTCAATCAGGGATATGAGTTCTATGATGTGGACGAAGAAATCCGCCTTGAATACCCGCTCGAATCCCTTGAAGAGTATAAGGGCACTTCCCTCGATAAGCTGTTCATGAGCACTGTTCGGAAAAAGATTCCCCAGTTTGAAGAGGTTTTCGGATGGGCGCAGTCGAATGTGATTCAGTTTGCGGCATATAAGGAAGAACTCAAAAGCATCCCCAACTGGACAGAGAAGGACGATGATTGCGGGAGAAGAATCCCTTTCTGGCTGTACAAGCACTATGAGAAGAAGCTGGTCAATGCAGCGGTGTTCGGCACTCCTGTGACCGAGACGACCTTTATTGCCGTGAAGCAGTATGTCCCACATAAAGGCAAAGCCATAGAGGAGTCTAAGACCTATTCAATAGAAGAAGCTAAGGAATTCGTAAGACTCGCTAAGGCGCACGAACGGGAACGCCAGCAGCGGGAAAACGAGCGGAGGCAGGCATCCTCGCAAATCAAGTATGAGGTTTTGCAGCGGGACAGGTTCCGGTGCGTTGTCTGCGGCAGGACCCCGGAACAGGGCGCGAAACTTCATATTCAGGCGGTAAAGCCGCTTCCGAAACATGAAAGACCGTCTGCAGATTGTTTCCGAACCGTGTGCGAGGATTGCCTGAGAAGGAAAGGGTGAGGGGCAGAGATGTTTTGTATATGCGTACTTATCATAGCAGCAGCTGCCGTGTATATGGTCGAAGCGTATATCCATACCTACTACGCGATTGAGTATATGCACGGCGCACCGCTGTTCTTTGTGCTTCTGGCGAAATACGCGGCACCGGTCCTGTTCCTGCTCCTGTGCGGGTACTTTGTATTCCGGTATAGGGAGAAGCGGCGGGAATCGGAAAAGCCTGCGCAGGATAAGCCCATGAACCGAGAAGAAGTCTATGCGGAGAAAATTAACGCGACCGTAAAAACGAAAGCCGTGTTCTCAGACCAAGCCGACCAGATGCTGTATCAGGTCATGCGGTTCGGACAAAAGATGGCGGTGGCGTACAGCATGACGCAGGACAGCAAGACTTCAGTCCAACCTGCGGTACAGGAGCAATCTTGACCAGCATGTAGGACGCAGGCATTGGATACTTATGTACCTGCAGATGTTAACCCAGTATGCAGCTCTACTTAGTAAGTATCTTTAGCCAAGGGTTACACAACCTTCTGCTTCGGCAGAAGAGATTTATCGTAAAGGAGGTAGCGTATATGGCTACTGTATATGTGCTCAACAAAGACGGTAAACCTTTGATGCCGACGACTCGCTGTGGTCATATCCGTCACCTTCTGAAAGAGAAGAAAGCACGAGTCGTTAGAACAAATCCGTTTACCATTAAACTGGTGTACGAAACGGATGATGTGGTGCAGCCCCTCTATTTAGGCATCGACCCCGGCAGAACCAATATCGGAGTCGCAGTAGTCAAAGTGGACGGTACTGCGGTCTTTACTGCTCATCTGGAAACACGCAATAAGGAAATTCCCAAACTGATGGCGAAACGCAAAGAACACCGTCAGGGGCGCAGACATTACCGTCGCTGCAAGCGCCAGCGCCGCGCCGCTGCACACGGAACTTTATCCAAAAAGTGCAAGAAGCAAGACACGGCGCAAGGCGGTAATATCAGTAAGCGTGCTCAAACGATAGGTGTTTTTGAACGCAATCTGCCCGGTTGCGAGAAGTCCGTCCTTTGCATTGGTATCAAGAACAAGGAAGCGCGATTTAACAACCGAGTCAGACCCGCTAGGTGGCTTACACCTACTGCCAATCAGCTTTTGCTGACGCATGTCAACTTTGTGAAAAAGATTTGCAAATTTCTTCCTATCAGTGATGTTATACTCGAAATCAACAAATTTGCGTTTATGGCATTGGACAATCCCAATATTCAGAAGTGGCAATATCAACAAGGTCCTCTATATCAAAAGGGCAGCCTTGAAAACGCTGTTTCTGAACAGCAAGACCATCATTGCCTGTTTTGCGAGAAGACGATAGAGCATTATCATCATGTGATTCTAAGAAGCAAAAACGGCAGCGACACTATTGCTAACATCGTTGGATTGTGTGCAGAACACCACGACCTTATACATAAGGATGACAAGTTAAAAGAAGAACTTGCAAAAAAGAAGCAGGGTCTCAATAAAAAGTATGGCGCATTGAGTGTGTTGAACCAAATCATCCCGGCGCTTACGTATGAGTTGGGTTCTCGTTTTCAAGGTCACTTTTATGTGACAACGGGGAAAAGTACATACGATTACCGTGCAGCACACAGCGTAAGCAAAGACCACTGGTTGGATGCCTATTGTATTGCCTGCTCCGTTCTACCGGACGGTTGCTTTGACAATACAATCAATAGTCGTGTTCCCTATGAATTGAAGCAATTCAGAAGGCATGACCGTCAGGTTTGTCAACAACAAAATGTAAAGAGAAAATACTATCTTGATAAAAAGTTGGTTGCGACAAATCGTCACAAGGCCATTAAACAAGAAACAGACAGCTTGGAAGAGTATCGCAACAATGGCGGCACAACGGACAAACTCGTTGTTAAGGAACATAAGCCTACAAACAAAAGACTGAATCGTATCCTTCCCGGTGCGCTTATGGCGGCGAATGGAAAACTAAACGTCATGGTGGCATCAAGAGGTTTACACAATGGGATACCAGACAATTATGTTTTTGACAATAACAGCAAAGCCAAACCATCAAAATGTACGTTAATAAACAAAAATAAAGGCATCGTCTTTGTATCAAATTCGGTGTCGTAACCAGAAGAACGCAGCAGGAAAGCGGCAAAACGAATATGAGCATAGCAAAAATCGAAACTGCATCAGGCGTAACGCTGGTCCTCAATGGCAACACGGTCTTTGCCTCGGACGATACATCCTACTGGCTGCAAGGGGCAAAAGTCATTGGTGACGATGGGCATGTCTATGGGCATGCCGAGACTATCCGAGACGCCCTGTGTCTCGTCTTGGCAAAATACGGCGGGCTAAAGGGAAACAGCACAAAACAAACAAAACAAGTAAAGGCGGTGAGGACATGGTAGTGTACACGAAATCAGGCGTGACGGTGAATTGCTGCGGCAATCTCCTGATTGCATCGGACAGCAAGACCTACAACCTCTGCGGCAGGATGCTGACATGCAGCGGCAAAATCATCAGCTACAACTGCCAATCGAAAGACGAAGCGCTGGGTACGGTCGTGGGGCTGTACGGCGGTAGAAGGTTTTAGGGAGGTACAACAATGCAAACGGTCATGACAAACAGCGGCGTAGAACTGCGCGTGGAAAACAGCATCATTTATACGACCGACTCCAAGGCATTCTGGCGTAGCGGGAACATGTTGGTCGGAAACGGCACTGTCATCAGCTACCAGTGTCGCTCGATGGATGAGGCGGTCGATATGGTCGCCGCCTTGTACAACGGAAAGAAAGCAGAAGCAACACAGGTATAATCCTCTATAAAAGTATACGCCGTTCACCTTTTCGGGTGGACGGCTTTTTGCTTTGTGTATATAGCGATTCGGAAGCAAAGCAAGCTGATTTTACCAGCACTTTGATATTCTACGGGCAGTTGCACAGTCGTGCGAATTGCATACAATGGGAATTGGAGAACAAAAAGAGCGATGCAAGGATGTATTTATAATAAATAGGGCTGCTTTTGTAAATCGGCACGAAATTAAACGAAAAGCGAAGAGAATACAAGAAAAGACGAATGAAATCCGGCTGAGGCGAATAAAACTTGCGCCGAGTAGTTTAAAGTCCGGACAATGGGACAGCTAAAGTGGTAGAATGAAACTAGGAATACCTAAAATCAGACTAAATCGAAAAAACAAAAACCATGAATGATTAGTTGCTAAAAAAGTAACTGCTCGCTTATATACCCGACCAAAAGAAATGACCCAAATCTGTTTAGGAAGGATAGGCATAAAATGGCAAGGAGAAAAGCAAACGACTTAGAAAATCAGATGTCGCTCATGGACATGATGGTGTCGGAAAGCCCCGAATACACCGAGGAAGGCCCGGAAGAACTCTTAGACCCCGGCGAGGATACGGGGGACAGTGATGGGCAGACGGATAAGCCCTTCAAACTCGTGGCGAACAAAACCACGAAGGCAAAGGCGAGCATCTCCACGCAGGCGCTGAGTGTTGTGAAGGCGATATATGCTGATACGGTCGAAACGAATTGGGAAGAGTTGTTTGACGGGTTCGACAGACTCTATGCTATCACTTTTTCGTCCGGAATCGAGTTCGTAAATAAGGTCATCAACAAGTTCTCGTATGCGGAAGTCGTGTTCGGATGCGAGAAAATCATCGCCACCGACATCGCTGCCATCATGTCGGTGCAAATCGACAGCGTGCAGCGGCTCGCTAAGTCTAAGTCGGCAGGGAACCTCGCGAACAGGCTCTATGACGGGTCATTGCAGCTGTATGTATCGCGGGACACGAAATCGCACGAGAAAATCTTTATCTTGGAGAGCGCTGACCATAAGCGGGTCCGAGTCATCACCGGCAGTGCGAATATGTCGGCATCGGCGTTTTGCGGCATCCAGCGAGAGAATATCGTCTGCTTCGATGACGAGGCGGCATTTGCGCATTACAAGGTTCTGTTCGAGACCTTCAAGGAGACCTGCTCAGACAATGTCTCCTATAAGGCAGTCGTGAGCACTATGAATCAGGAAGACTACCTCAAAGAAAACATCAAGGAAGTGCCCGTCTTCCAATCCATTGAAAAGCAGAAGCTTATCTTTTTGGAACAAGCGCAACCTGAGGATGAAGTGGAATACGAGATAGTCGCTGATGTCAAGAAGATGCAGGAACTCGTCAAGCCAATTATACCTAAGATGCCTGTACAGGCGAATCGTATTGTGGTAGCAGCGGAACCGATGCGTGTTTTTACGAAACGATATACCGAGGTTCGGCGTGTAGCAGCTGAGACTGTTAAGCAGCTTCCGAAACTGCATATCGACTATGATGCCGGGACCATGACCTTCAACGACGAGAACATCGACCTCAACCCGAATCTCAGCGAGGTGGCCAAGAACATCAAGAGCATCCAGAAGTTCTTTTCAGGCATGGACTACTTTTACGGCGATGTCGAGCAGGCCAAGAAGGACTACTTTAAGTACATGACCTGGTATCTGGCTACCCCGTTCATGGCGTACCTGCGCTATTTCGCATCAAGGAACAACTACGATACCAAGCTGTTCCCGATGTACGGCGTAATTTACGGTGATTCTAATGGCGGCAAGACGACCTTTATCAAGTTCCTTGTCAAACTCATGTGCGGCGAGACCGTCAAGATGAACACAACGGAAGATTTCACAGCCACAAGAATTGACGGCCTCAAGCGAGTATGTGAGGGACTGCCGCTGAATATCGACGACCTCGCCAAGACCCAGTTCCAGAACCATTCAGAACGGGTAATCAAGAACGATGAATGGGGTATCTCAGACAGGCTCGTGAACTATCCTGCTGTATCCATTACATCGAATAAAATCACCTCGCTGACAAAAGACCTCTCGAAACGCGCTATTATCTGTCGAATCGGTGCTAAAATTGATAACGAGCGCGGTGCCAAGAACTCGAAGCGTGTGAATGAAAGTATGTCGGAGCTGACTACCGCGTTCTATGGCGAATATGTCCGCCGAATGCTCGTTTGCATCGATGAGATGACGACGGAAATGCGTGAAAATGCGAATGGCAAAGAATACTTCCCGGATATCTTCTATGCTTCGTCCAGCGTGATTGCGGATGTCTTCGAAGATTGCAGAATCGATTTGCCGGACTATGTGCGTATCCTGTATTACAACGACTACATGGGTGATGAGAGCATTGGTCGTGCTGCGATTGAAAAAATCGAACTGGCGTGGCAGGCTGACCCGAGCAAGTTCCGGGTGGATAAGAAGCAGAACCGGCTCATTTACTCCTATCCACCGGATGGACCGTGGTACGAACTGAAATACATTGCAGACGAGCTGCCGAACTCCCTTGAAGCAGAGATTTCGGGCGGCAACCAGCTTATCATGAACTACGAGCAGGCACAGGAATTGTTCGGCATCAAGTTTCGGCGCTGGCTGGGCATCTTTAATCTTTAATGCGATAGGCAGGTTCTTTCCGGAGCCTGCCTTTTTATTTCGCAAAAATTGTTGCCCATTCGTGCGAATTGCGTACTATGAAGTATACAGGCAAGCGGTATTGCCGCTGAAAACGATTGCCGAACAGAGAAAGGAAATACTATGAACGAGCAGAATTTCGTTGAAGATACTCAGGATTCTACCGAGGACATTCAGTATCAGGCGTATGTCGCACTGGTCGAGGATTTCAAGGAATTCATCGATACGACAGTAAAGGCCGGCAAGGATTCCTATAAGCATGTGGACTTGTTCAACGGCAAGTCTTTAGAGGAGTCCGTGACGCATACTGTGCCGCTGGAAGATGACAAGGCACAACTTCTGGCTGCGGCGTGCATGGACTTGGCAAACTCGACTCTTTGGCTGTACTACCACCAGAATAAGTTCAAGGATACGGAGTTCGCCGAGGTCGTCAACAACAACTATCCGAAATATCAGGTCCGAGTACAGCAGGAGATGAACCAAGAGGGAGGACAGTTTTATCTGCGCAGCTGGTATTCGCTGGCTCAGAAGATTTCCAGAGAGTGCCAGCTGAAAGCGTTCGAGGGCTACAAGCCCAAGGAGCAGATGACCTATGTAAACATCTATCTGCTCGTCTATGCTGCCATGAAGTCCCTGAAAAACGGGTCTTTGAGCCGTATCATGGCAAATGTCGAGCACGACTCCGATAAAATCGGAAACCTCGCGTTCTATTTCTTCACCTACATCCTTGAAGTGTTGGAGAGGCCTCTCGGATAAAAGAATGACCCTGCACATGCTGCTTTGGTGTGTGCAGGGCTTTTTTGTTTGTGGGGGATAGGCTCGGAACGATATGCGGAACAATATCAAAACCAAATCAACATTGTTCCGATGCATTGTTCCGACAGGCTGGTTTTGTTCAAGGTGTCTGCCGCACAATCTAAATAATCTTTTTTAAAAGGTGACATCAAATAAGCTCCGGGGGCTGTATTGCTCCCGGAGTTTGCTATTATTGGGGTTGCATCGGCTTGTTGCAATCCATACACAAGATGCGCACAAAGCGTGGGTCTCGCTATTTTCGTTCTGAACACAGTTTGCCCTTGCCTGGGTTGTGTCAACGACATGCGATTTTTTAAAAAAGTGGTGCGGAAAATTTCTCTCAATAGGCTCATCCACAGAAAAACATAGGGTTCAACCAAAAACTCGCTGGAAAAAGTGCGGATTTCAGCAGAAACTCGTTGGAAAAATGTGCAAGGGCGCAAAATGGACAAGACTAACGGCTCGTACACAATGCTGAGAGTTTTCTTCGCCACGCTCAAAAAAATGGGTACGCCCGCACTATATCGGCATACCGATATACGACGACTAAACATTGCAGCGCAGCCATCGCCGTTTCGTTTTGAACACAGTTTCCTCTTGCCAAACTGTGCGAATGGCATACACTTATAATTGTACGATAGATAGCAGCATAATAAACGACTTCCGTACAATTCACATTCTGACGAAGAAGAGCAGATTCACCCCAGTGGTGCGTCTGCTCTTTTTTTGTTGCCAACGAACGAAAGAGGTGTAAAACCATGGCAAAACCCTGGACAGCAGAAGAATTAGCGATTATGAAGCAGCGGTATCCGAAGGAGGGCGCGAGTGATGCGCTCGTCAAGACCTTGAACCGCACGAAGCAGGCGATTCACTTCAAGGCTCAGCAAGTTGGGCTTCGCAATGCGAGCCGAAAGAGATTCACTGACGAGGACATCGAAATTCTGAGAGAGCGGTATCCGAACGAGAGTGCCAGCAAAGACCTCCAGAAACTGCTCGGCAGAAGCGCCGCGACCATTAACAGAAAGGCTCGTCTGCTCGGCATAAAAGGCACTCGGCATTATTGGACCGAGGAGGAGTTGAAGATTCTGGCTGAGCGATACCCGAAGGAGGGGGCAAGCCAGGGACTGGTGCAACTGTTTCAGCGCAGTGCCTATCTCATCGGTATCAAGGCTAACGCATTGGGGCTCCGATACGAAAATAGACGCCGGTGGACCAAGGAAGAGGAGGATATTCTCATTGAGAGGTATCCTTGGGAAGGTGCAAGCGAGAGTCTTCTGAAAGACCTCAACCGCAGCCGTGCTTCTGTCTTGAACCATACGAGCATCATGGACCTTGTGTACCAGAAACGCTCGACGTGGACGGCTGATGAGGAAAAGGTGCTCCGGGAACGCTTTCCCGTGGAAGGTGCGAGCAAATCTCTGCAGAAAACTCTGAACCGAACAAGCACTGCCATCTACTGCAAGGCGATGCGCTTAGGATGCCAGAAACCTGCCCAAAAGAATCGCAAATGACCTCTTGCACATCTGTGCGGCTCGAGGTATACTTACGATGTAATCAAAAAGAATTATCTTTTGCGAGGACTCCGCTACTGGCGCAGTTCTCGTTTTCTTTTTGCCTGGATTTCGCAGAGCCGTAGAGCACCAGCACTGCAGGCCGCCTGCCGCCAGCAAGCAGGGTACTCACCGGAAACACAGCAGAGAGGTTCCGGTGTGGGATAATGCATGTTCAGAACGGAAAACAAAAATGCTGCCGCCCAGCTAACGGGTAGCAGCATTATTTATTGTCTGGGATAGTCAGAGACTATAGGTTAAGTATCAGACGCGGACGCCCATCTCGTCAGCCTTGTCATCCTCGACAACCAGATAGTAGTACACGTCACCGAACTCTAAGCCCAACTCATCGGCATACTTTTTCAGAGTGTCAGAGAACACTTTCAGGTTAAAGCCATTGCCGGGATGCTCTTTCTGCCATGCTTCGATTTTCCGCTTCGATGCGGCAACACAGGGTCTATCTTCCTTGTCGTCATCGCCAAAGGTGAATCCGTCTACCAGACGGCGGGGGGTATCGTCCGAAGCCTCATTCTGGATGACATAGGCGACGATAGCGGCTTTGCTGTTATAGTCCGAGTTCTCCGCAAAGAAGTCCTCGATGTCGCCATGTCGTACAACAACATTCTCGTAGAAATCCTTGATTTCGCTGTCGGCGTACTCGTTTGTCATGACCTTCTTATGGTTTTTAAGGAACTTGATGAAGGTCTCGTCGCTCAGGTTGTCAGCATAGAATCCGAGTGCATCCACACGAACTTTCACAAGACTGGTCAGGAACTTCTCCATTTTCGCAAAGACATGCTTTGCTGTAAATGCCTTCTTCAGGTTTATAGTATAGTAAAAAACAGGGAAGTCTTGAATATCTACACCGCTTTCCCTGAAATTTTCTCCCACTTTGTCGATAGCCTTGCGCAAAAAGGGCGCATACTTGTACAGCGCATCGACATCGGTGATGTAGTCGGTAATGTACAGCTCATTGTTTTTGCTGTAATGACCCAAGAGTCCGACGGCCGCAGAGAGGCGGATGCCACGCTGAAAATTTGTCCAATCGAAAGTAACGGGGTAGATGACATTCGCAACAGCACCATCCTCTGAATACTCGACGGGAGTTGAGCAGCGATGAATACCGAAAAGGTCATAGCCGTCCTTGTGGATGCTCATGTACTGATTCTCGAGGATGACGAGATTATACAGCGGCAACGCCATCGGAATCTGCGCTTTCAGGAATTCGAGGAAATAATTGACATTCTCGTGAATCCATGTGTAGTCGTCCACAGTTTCGATGCGTTTCTTCGACTCCACGACATCCTCACCAGGAAGCGGCTCATAACCGCATGCCTGACGAAGCTCGTTTTCCGTCACGGCATCCGTTGCCTTGGCGATTTTCTTCAAGGTGACCTCGGTAGGCTGAGACTGTGTTTTGCCGTTCGCAAGACGGTTCACATATACGCGGCCGAGATGCGATGTCTGGGAAAACTGCTCCTGTGTCCGCGTACCGATGGCTTTCTTGACGAGCGCCGCCAGCTTATCGGGGTCATATCCCGCATTCTCCTTATCATTATACTCGGAACTGTCATCCTTGTTCAGCCAGCCGTCAAGAATCGAATAGCCGATATCATGCAAGGAAGCATAGATATGTCCGTTTAAGTCTTTGGAGGGGGACGGCATGTGTGCGTTGTCTTCAAGGCACTCTACCTTTTTGCACAGGTGTGCGCACTCGCTGGCAACAAGAATGTACGGCGCATTCCACTCTTTTAGCCTTGGAATGCGGTCGTTGCTATCGCGGAGAAGTTTTGCCAGATATACGATATCTGAAAGCTGGTCAGGAGGCATCTTCTTGAAAACATCTGTACCGAGTTCGATTTCGGTGATGACAGGAACGGTAACAGAAGCATCGATGTTATTGGCGTATTGCAGGATAGCTTCGACAACAAAGTAGTAGCTATCATATGCCTTATAATCGATATGGACAACGGTATCCGTTTTTTTTATAGGGACAATCGTTCCTTTGCCATCTTTAACACCATAGAAAGCCGAAACGGTCATGAAATCTTCAAGGACCTTCTCATCAACATGCAATGCCTCGGCAATCATCGGCAGCTGCTTGCGAAACAGGACAGGGGCATTCAGCTTGACAGAGAACATATAGCGGCTCCTTTCGTGTGTATCATTTTGTAGCTTTGTGTATCTTACTGTAACTATTATACAGAAGCGCTGGCGGAATTGCAATAAAAAACAACAAAAAGATACAAAAAAGTACACGAGGATACAAGAACGAATGACGCAGAAAGGAGTTCGCTTTGTTTCCGTTCTGGACGAAGCAGTTTGGGATAGGCGACGCGCTGGGAATTCAGCTACTGCCGCTCGGTAGGCTGCTAACGGGCTGCAGAAAGGAAGGCGGCAAGCCCGGTGACTGAAAATCTTCGTTTTCGTCGCTTGGCAGTTGCACATTCGTGCGAATTGGATACAATGGAGAATATAAAGTGATTTAGTGTAAGCCGCAGGGATTCGTTCTCTGCGGCTTGATTCTTCTCGAAAAGAGGTACAAAAGATGCGGAATCGGAAGAAAGCTCAGAAAGCTGCTTCGCTCGTCATGGCGGTCATGATGACGCTGACTTTGGTGCTCGGTACGGTGGTGCCGGTCGTTTTGCAGACAGCAGCTGTTTTCTAAATACTCATAGTTATTCCTAGCCCTGCGTGGATGAATGTCTGCGCGGGGCTTTTTTGTTTTTGCGGAGGAAATCATCATGGCGGAAAAGAAGCGGCAATATTCACGAGCGCTCGCACAGAAACGGTGTCTGGAAGCGATTGAGCGGGCCATTCTCATCAATAAGAGCGTGGCGGAAAGACCTTTCGTGTTTCAGGTACAGGAATTGGTCGTGTTCGGACCTCTGGTCGATACCGATGCACCCACAGTCCACGGGGTAGATATCCTTGCAACTACGGCGCGGCATCACAGATACCGGAATCGGGACGAGGCATTTCACAGTGACAGCGAGGATTTTATCAATAAGTACGCTCCGTTCAGTATCTGTTCGTGGCGGTTCCGGGAAGAGTTCCCGGAAAAGGATATGCTGAACTACCTCAAAGGCTGGCACATGGGTATCGTGACGATGTACGGGCAGCAGGACAGGGCCTTGCTCGATGAGGGCAGATTCTTCACCATTATCCGTGACGGCAAGGTTCAGGCTGACCAACTGGATGCTTTGAAGGAACTGTTCCGAGGTCGGGCATGAGCACCGTTACGCTGATGCAGGGAGACTGCTGCGAGAAACTGAACGGGATTCCGGCACATTCCGTGAACCTTGTCTTAGCGGACCCGCCCTACGGTATTACGCATCAGGCTTGGGATACAGTATTGCCGTTTGAGGATTTTCTTGAAAAGAACGGCAAACGCTTAAGCCAGCCTGAGTTTCTTCTTTCCTGCTACAAGGAGGGGATTCCCTATGCTGATGCTATGTCTATTTGGACTGAAAATAAACAGCAGGGGATTTGGAAGCAGCTGGATAGAATCCTGACCGAGAACGGCGCAGTGATTCTATTTTCGGCGGGAGCGTATACCAAGACCCTTATGGATGGCAAGACCATTCCGTGGCGATATAACCTCATCTGGCAGAAGACATCTCCGGTAGGATTCCTCAACGCGAACCGGATGCCGCTAAGGGCGCATGAAGACATCCTAGTGTTTTACAGGAAACTGCCAACCTACAACCCTCAGAAGACCTCGGGGCATCCGAGGAAAGTCTCAACGGCGGAGCATAAGCGGAACTCCAAGATGACTGAGGATTACGGGAAATACAAGGCAAAAAGCTACGACAGCACCGAGAGATTTCCCACGAGTGTATTGACCTTTGCCACTGATAAGCAGAAATGTGCGGCGCACGGCACACAGAAACCCATAGCTTTGTGTGAGTGGCTCATCAGGAGTTACACGAATGAGGGCGATACGGTCCTTGATTTTTGTATGGGAAGTGGCTCGACCGGCGTGGCGGCAATAAATACGAATAGAAACTTTATCGGCATCGAAAAGGATGCCGATTTTTTTGTTGTTGCGAAAGAGCGAATCGCCGATGCGATGCAAAGCCGTTGAAGATACCGCGACCAACAAAAAGCATCTTAAACACACGCGTGCGTTCGATAAATGAGCGCGTGTGTTTTTTGTGCATTCCGCGCATTTAACGCTCATTTTTTGTAAATAAGTATCCGATGCGGAGCGATTCTGCATCGGTTTTTTATAGGACCCAAAATGAATGAATAAGAACAAAGTATACACGCATGTTTCGCTGTTTTCCGGTGCAGGGGGACTTGATATCGGCTTGGAGCAGGCGGGGTTTCATACGGTATGGGCGAACGACTTCAATCATGATGCCTGCGAGACCCATAGGCTGTGGAGCAATGCTACGGTGGTAGAAGGCGATATCGGCAAAGTGGATTACGCTACTATCCCGGATTGCGATATCGCTTCCTTTGGATTCCCGTGTCAGGGCTTTAGCCTGTCGGGACCAAGAAAAATCGACGATAGCCGGAATGTGCTCTACCGGCATTGCGTCAAGTTGGTCGAGAAGAAGCAGCCAAAGCTGTTTCTTGCTGAGAATGTCAAAGGTTTGCTTACGCTTGGCGGCGGAAAAATCAAGGACGCTATCATCGCGGATTTCGAGAGCAAGGGATATGTGGTGTCCATCAACCTTGTCAATGCTGCGGACTATCATGTCCCGGAAGATAGGCAGCGAATCCTTATTGTAGGCATCCGAAAAGACCTTGTCGAAAAGTACGGCGTAGAGTTCAAGGTTCCTACACCGTTTCCTGACCGTATCAGTATCAGGCAGGCGTTAGAGAGTTTAGCACCGACGGCAGAAGATGAAATTTGCAAAGAAGCCTACTCCTCGCGCTACATGTCCAGAAACCGGAAACGCGGATGGGACAGCGTATCGTTTACGATTCCCGCGATGGCTAAGCAAGTGCCTCTCTGGCCCGGGTCACCAGACATGGTGAAGGTCGGCAAAGACCATTGGCAGTTCGGGGAGAAAGGCAGTACCAGACGGCTGTCCTATAGAGAAGCAGCCGCTATCCAAACATTCCCGAAAGATATTGTCTTTTGCGGGAATCTGACGAGCAAGTATAAGCAAATCGGGAATGCAGTTCCCTGTGAACTCGCAAGAGTCGTGGGAACGGAACTGTACCGTATCTTGAGCAAAATTGAAGAGCAAGAAAGTCATTGTCCGGCATGAGTGATTCGTGCCGGATTTTTTATTGGAGTCATCATGCCAGAGACAAGAAAATATACCGTTGCTGACCTGTTCGCGGGTGTAGGTGGATTGAGTTACGGGTTTTCAAGGAACGACCGTTTTGAAATCATCTTGGCAAACGAGGTGCAAAAGGATATTGCGAAAGCATATACCCTCAACCATCCTGCGGTCAATATGCTGCAAGGAGACATCAAAGATTTGTCCGAAGATGTCCTCCGTCAAACGATAGGAAACCGGACGGTTGATGTCGTAGTCGGTGGCCCGCCGTGTCAGTCATACTCCACGCTCGGTAAACGGCAGATGGATGCGCGGGCAAATCTCTTCATGGAATACAAGCGTGTTCTCCGCATCCTACATCCGAGAGCCTTCCTGTTCGAGAATGTCAAAGGTATTCTGAGCATGGATAAAGGAATCCTGTTCGAGCATGTCCGCAAGGAATTCGAGGATATTGGATACAGCCTCCAATACAAAATCCTCAATGCCGTGGACTACGGTGTACCGCAGCTGCGAGAACGAGTCATTCTTGTCGGGTTCTTGGGCGAGAATGCTTTTCAGTACCCGGAGCCAACACACGGAGAAGGGCTACTGCCGTATGTGACGCTGCAAGACGCGCTTAAAGACCTGCCTGCGCTCTCGTGCGGGGAGAAAAGAACCGTGTATGCCGCTCCTCCCGATAACGAATTTCTTTCATGGGTCCGGCAGAGTAGTTCAGATACGCTCACGGAGCATAAAGCCCCGAACAACAGTGTTCATCTCCGCAGAATCATGGAAACGCTCAAAGACGGACAGGGCAAGGATGATTTGCCGGAAGAACTCAGACCAAAGAGCGGGTTCAAGAACACCTACGCGAAACTCTGGTGGGAGAAACCCGCCACTACCATCACACGAAACTTTGCCTGTCCGTCCTCATCGAGATGCATCCATCCGAGAGATTCGAGGGCACTAACGATACGCGAAGGAGCACGGTTGCAAAGCTTTCCCGATAGCTACCAGTTCTACGGCTCGGATTGCCTGAAACGCTTAGAAATCGGCAACGCGGTCCCGCCGCTGCTTTCGGTGGCATTAGCTGAACAGATGCTGAAAGCACTTGATACAGAAAAATAACATACCTACAGATTCTCGGCACTAAGTAGCCGGGAGCGAGGATATCACATGAATAATAATAGCGCCGAATGGCAACACGAATTCTACTTGACGCATGACAAGTACCGGATGCAGGGGCAGGGTACGAATTGCTATAAGGTCGTCAAGGGCCTTACTCGTATCCTGCAGCTGCCTACCATTGCGAAACTCACGACCGACAACGAATCGGTCATCGGTGATTTTCGATTGAATCGCGGCGAGTATGGGCTTGAACCATACGATGAATACGCTATCAAGGTAGATGATACCTACAGTGCATCATTCTATATCCTTGTCCATAGAAGGGCTGATACGACTTTCCTGTGCCCGATTCTCGTGGGCTTTGAGGGCGAGAACACCTGCGCCATGGTCATGCCTACCGATAACTGGCGGATGCGGGAAATGGCAACATTTGTCGAGCTGAGAAGGGCAGAGAAGGAATTTGGTGTGGACGGACTGATGATGGCGGTGAATACACGAAATGGGGTATACAGCTGCCTTTCCGTTCTGAACGAGTCTGGCAACCTGCTGGAACGGTGGCTGCGAACCGAGCGCGATTCCCTACATGAACGGAACACCGTGACGGCTCCGAGTTCAGCGGCGCTGATACTGCAAATCTGGCTGCATACGATATGTCTCTGGAAACGGCGGTGTCTGAGTCGGAAAGTCGAGCAGCGTATCGTACATGCAAACGGGGAGCAGGAATCGGTCAAGGATGTCAGAGAATGCCTGAACACCTCCAAGCAGACTATCGTGGACCTCAAAAAGGGCATCGTGGTCTATGTGAATGACGGTAGAGGAAAACGGTCATTTGCGGGGTTCTGTGTACTCCAATCTGAGCGCTGCGGGCATTTCCGGCATCTGCAAAGCGGCAGGGTCGTCTATGTGCGCCCTACGACCGTTCACTACAAGAAGCTGAACCCAAATAAGGCTATCAGTCAAACTGCCAAGCCGGTAATCTATCGGAACACAGAGGACTTCCTGCGCGAGAAATCTTATCTCGAAAACGATGTGCTCATGATGCTCAAATGCAACGGTATCGAGTATCAGCGGGAAAAGATGTTCCCGTGGATGGGGAAGAAGCGCCTGGATTTCTTCCTGCCGGGCAAGAACATCGCTATCGAGTGTCAGGGTGTGCAGCACTTTTACCCCTACGGCAGCGATGACAGAGATTTCGAGGCACGAAAGCAGCGGGATATCGACAAGTACAACGAATGCACCAGCAACGGCGTACAGGTTCTTTATTACATGAGTGACATGATTCCGCTGCCTGACGAGATGGCAGGGGAATACCGGTATGTGACCAGCCTCGATGAGTTGCTGGCGATTCTTAACGATAAATAATTGATTTTTGCACCTCCGATGTTACGGCATCGGGGGTTTTGTTTTTGGGAGGATACGGAGATGGCAAAGAACGATAATTTGCATAAAGCAAAGGACGCGAAGAATGATGAGTTCTATACCAGAATCGAGGATGTCGCAGAGGAGTTGCGGCACTACAAAAAGCATTTCGCAGGCAAGGTCGTACTCTGCAACTGTGATGACCCGACATGGTCTGCTTTTTGGCGTTATTTCCACCTGAACTTCGCCGAACTCGGATTAAAGAAGCTGATTTCCACGCACTATGACCGTACAGAACCCACCTACAAGATGGAGTACGAGGGTGGGGATGACAACAATGTGGAAGTCGGAGTTAAGACCCCGCTGGAAGGTAACGGCGATTTCCGAAACAAGGAATGTCTCGACTTGCTGGATGAGAGCGATATTGTGGTAACGAATCCGCCCTTTAGCTTGTTCAGAGAATATGTTGCTGTGTTAATGAAACATCAGAAGAAGTTTCTGATTTTAGGCAACATGAATGCCCTAACATACAAAGAAATTTTTCCCCTTATTAGAGATAATCAGTTGTGGTATGGCGCAAGTATTCATTCAGGTGACAGAAAATTCTATGTGCCTAACGATTATCCATTGAAAGCATCCGGCTGTGGTGTTGATAACAATGGTCAAAAGTTTATTCGTGTCAAAGGTGTCCGTTGGTACACAAACCTTGATTACAAAGCAAGACATGAAAAGTTGGTGCTTTGGAAGAATTATACACCAGAAGAATATCCGAAGTACGATAATTATGATGCAATCAATGTGAATAAGTATTCTGAAATCCCGTGTGACTATGATGGCATTATGGGCGTTCCTATCACTTTTATTGATTATTATTGTCCAGAACAATTTGAAGTAGTAGGGCTTATTGCATCAGCGGGATATTTACCTCATTTAGTAAATATCCCGTTAACATGGAACAAAAAGCAAGCATGTCCGTATGTTAACGGCCAAAAAGTATATGCACGAATTCTTATTCGCAAAATTAAAACAAGGAGAAGCTAATATGAATTGGGAATTGTTTTGGGCCGCGTTAGGCTCACTTTCTACAATGGCTGCTTGCATAATCGCGTTATTCCAGCCTACTTTTCAAAAAATGATAACAAAAAAGAGAGTTATAACATCATTTAGGACGGATATAGAAGCAGTTGCACTATTTGCGCCCGATATGGTTAATGAAAAAATGTGTACAGCTTCGATAACAAACGATGGATACAATTCAATTTTTATATCAGGTGTAGCTTTATTAGTAGATGGCAAATATTATAATCAATTTGTAATTCCTTACAACCAAATAATAAGTCAAATATACTATATTAAATTTCCTTGTGAGTTAAAAGTAGGAGAAAAAATACAAGTCAACTTTTCAAAGCAGGCGTTAAAGAAAGAGATGCTTTCACTAAACCCTACAGAACCCATCAAAATTGTAATTACAGATACGGGTAACAAGCAAATAATTAAATCAACAGACAAAACTGTTCGAAATATAATCGATTAAAAAGGAGAAAGCCGATGCAAATTACAGAAACAAAAATCAAGGTATCTGACCTTGTCGAGAACTACAAGGATAATGGCGATGGCGGTGTCTTTGGTTACAATGACCGTCTTACGATTCGACCGTCTTTCCAGCGTGAGTTCATTTACGGGGAAAAGCAGCGTGCAGCCGTCATCGATTCCGTAATGAACGGATTTCCGCTGAACGTCATGTACTGGTCTAAGACCGGGGCTGACACATACGAAGTTCTTGACGGGCAGCAGCGTACCGTCTCTATTGCCCAGTACATCAACAAGGATTTTCCTATCAAAACCAATGGCAACGACAAGTTTTTCCAAAACTTGACCAACGAGGAAAAGCAGACAATTCTGGACTATGAGCTGACGGTCTACATCTGCGAAGGCACCGAAGCCGAGAAATTAGAATGGTTCAAGCGCATTAACATCGCTGGCGAGGTTCTGACTCCGCAGGAACTGCTGAATGCTACATACACGGGACCATGGCTGGCCGATGCCAAGAACTACTTCTCGAAACGCAACTGTGTTGCTGCGAAGATGGCTGACGGATACCTGAAAGGCAACCCGATTCGGCAGGAACTGCTGGAGAAGGCTCTTGCATGGATTGCTGACCGTGACGGTCTGGAATCCGGACAGATGTACATGGCGATTCACCAGCATGACGAGGATGCCAATGACCTCTGGCTTTACTTCCAGTCTGTCATCAACTGGGCTAAAATGCTGTTCCCGACGAAGCGGAAGGGGATTACGGATTCACAGGCATGGGGACTGCTCTACAACAAGTACCATGCAAAGCAGTACAATAGCAACGCTCTGGACGCTGATATCAAAAAACTCGTGCTGGATGATGACGTAACCAAGAAGGCCGGCATCATCCCGTTCATCCTCTCTGAACGTACTTGGCGCGACGAAAAGCATCTGTCCCTTCGCGCGTTCACCGAATCTCAGAAGCTTCGGGCTTATGAGAGGCAGGGTCATAAGTGCCCGCTGTGTGTTGCAAATGGCATCAACACCGAGTACGCCTTTGAGGATATGGAAGGCGACCACATCATTCCTTGGAGCAAGGGCGGGCATACCACCGACAACAACCTGCAGATGCTGTGCAAGAAGTGCAACGCGGCGAAGTCGGATATGTAATGGTGGGAGCATATCATGAAAAAATATCGCTCTTTCATGTTCGGTATGTTCACCGGCACAGATGGGAATACAAATGTCGTATTTTTTCAAAAATCCAATTTATAATCCCCTGTAAGAATCCCATCAACCTCCATTGTTGCGTTCGGGTCTGCTCGAAACCCAGCTTTATGACAAAAGACTTCCATTTCACGAGTTAGTACAGATTGCATAACGATACGATGCACACCATAGTCTTCGCAAATTTCTTTCAACGCATCGAGCAACAGAGACATTGTACCATGACGCTTTATAGAAAACCTAACACGTGAAATAACCAAAGCAAAATTACAAAGAAATGAAACTCTAAGTTCATTTTCACCGTCATCAGAAGTAATCCAGACTGTGCGCATACTATTAGATACGTTGCAAATACAACCTTGCTTATCCTCGATGATATTCACAAGCCGTTGCGTTTGTTCCTTCGTAAGCTCAAGCATACCGGGCAATGCCATAAAGATTCCTCCGACAGTTATGTAGTATCATTTCATACATATATTATACATGCATTCTATACCGTTGGCCAAGCTGCTAGGTCGTTATTTTACAAAAAAATTCAAAAACAGGAGCCGTTCATACCACAGGAAAGCCTGCGGGTTTTCTAGCTCCCAATTATAACATTGGTGCCCGGTATTTCATCCGCGAGGTAACAAAACCCATGTCAAAGAAGGCATGGTCTCAGTGTAAGGCTAAAGTTCCTGACATTGAGCGTAGAACCCAATGCACATTGTACTCCATTAAACAGTTGCATTCACTGTTGAGCCCCCCGTGGCGACTCAACAGCCAGGGCCCATCTGTTGGGATTACACTGTGTTGCGAGAACTTTGCGGGAGACTAACCCCTATGTGGCGACCAATGCCGTCAGGCATTGTTAGCTAAGTTCGGGTCGTATCTCTACCTTCGGGTTACGCAGAGACTTACCGTGGGGTTACAACCCACGGAGAAGCCACAACTATAGCCGAAAGGTTTAGGTGGGGAGGTCCACGATGAAGCATACAAAATCAGTGAGGTAGAAGTTAATGTTTAATACTAAGAAAACCGTCCGCCAGGACATTCACGAAAACGAAGTAGCTTACTCCGGCACTGTGACTGCCGTCACCCACATGACCATCGTGGTCTTCATCCCGGCACTCGATGTCAAGGTGGATGTCAAGCGTAACCTTGATGCATCCGTCCAGAACGGTTCTGTCACCGAAGTAGGGGATATTGCTACTGTGCAAGTAGTGCTTGAAGACGGCGACTATGCTGCCACCGCTGCCACGTTCGTGCCACAGCAGGACATCAAGGAAGACATTCCCGTCACCGATGACGACCTTCTTTTGCTTGATGATGACAACGAGGATACAGAGGAGTACGACTGGTACAACGAGCCTCCCGCTGAGGATTTTGGCAACTTGGATATTGACTGAACAGTCTGCGGACACAGATGAAAGGATATGGAATCATGACCTCTTTACCTATCGAGGTAATGCTTACTGCAGGAATTGTATTGCTCGCACTAGCGCTCGTGATACTTTCTGCCATAGCAACGAGAAGAAAAGTCATAAGCAAAATCAAAGAAACCAGCGCTAGGTATCTGGCGTACAAAGCCTTGAGCGAAAAGTATCAATATCTCAGCGTTGAAGGCGATGTCGAATACTACGAACGCTTAGAAAGCAAATACAAATTCGACCATTTCAATTTCGATAAATATGTATTTGGTCAAGTTTGCAAAGAACGCAATAAATTCGAAGAAATGTTGGATGCTGTAGAAATCAACAGAAAGCTACTCACTGAGTTTGAGGAAGAGTATAAGCTACTGCCTGACTTCACAGAAAATCCTCCGTCATGGTTGTACTCTGTGTTGGAGCGCACGGTAATGCGAAACGAGGAAAAGCACCGCAAATCTCCGGCGACAAAATTTACGATAACCTGCTCAATCCGATATACATCGCCTGCCGGTCGTAACCGTTATGCAAACCATCAAACATATTCAACTGAAGATGTTGAGGGCTTTGTAAATCAATCTTACGCATTGGAAAAAGAACGCGAAAGCAAAGAGTACCAGCGCAGAATCTTGACGCCGTCTTTACGATATGATATTTTAAAGAGAGACAACTTCAAATGCGTGATTTGCGGACGAACGCCAAAAAGGGACGGAATTACGCTCCATGTGGACCATATAATTCCGGTATCTAAAGGCGGGAAGACGGAACCCGAAAACCTTAGAACGCTGTGTAGTATTTGTAATCTTGGGAAAAGCGACAAATACGACGAAAACGGACTAAACTGATACCAAAATGGTAGAATACCAACAACCCAAACAAATCCCATCACGAAAGGAGTCATACCATGTCCACCCTCAAAAACGGCGAGTTCGGTATCGACTTGGACAAAGAGAAAATTCTCTGGACCGACCGAAAACGCCACACCATCTTTTCTCTGCCGCTGTCTTTTACGAAGTACACCCTGACCGAGACCAAACTCATCATCCAGCGTGGCTGCTTCAACCTGCGCGAGGACGAGATTCAGCTGTACCGCGTCCGGGACATCGCGTTTAAGCAGAATTTCTACGAGCGCCTTTGCCGTGTCGGCAGCATCCATCTCTGCTCCACGGATGCTATGACGCCGGAAATCGATATCCGTCGTATCAAGAACCCGCGTGATGTCAAGGAAGTGCTTTCTAAGACCATCGAGGCATGTCGGAAAGCGAACGGTATCCGTACTTCGGAAATCATCGGGGACCATGGTCGTTTCCCCGAGCCTGACCCGCACGGTATGCCGCCTGAACCCTGCCACGAACATCCTCATGACTAATAATAGCCCGTACAGATTCAGTTCTGTGCGGGCTGTTTTTTTGCTCTCAAAAGAAATTTTCGAAAAATCCGACCGAGCCGGATTTCAGGGTAGTGGGGTAGTTGACCAGCTATGCGAACGCCCTAAAATTATAAATGTAATAAGCAAATACCCATTAACACAAAGGAGAATATATCATGGAAACTAACATCCTGAAATTTGAGCTCAGCGTTGGCAGAGCTTTGGACGACAACACGCTCGATACTATTACTGCTTCCATCGGCATCCCTGTCGAGGCCAATGACGAAGCGGTCAACGAAGCGATGAACAGCGATGAACTGATTGCCTACGCTGTCGGCGTATTGTATGACCTTGCGGCCTATATGCGCCCGCAGTGGCTGGATGGCGAGGACACCGGCATGACCCTCGAAGTTTATTTCGGTGACAGCATATGTCAGACCCGCAGTGGCTTCGTGACGATGGATAAGAAAGGGTATAGCTTCGACCTCGAAGATTAAGCTGAGCCAATTAGGAGTCTTGCCTGCATCAGCGGGTGAGACGCCTTTTTGCTGTGTAGCTGCAAAACATAGTTGACGACCCGTGCGACCCGCATACAATAGAATATGCCAAACAGCGTTTATGACGCTGCTTCGGTAAAGACGAATAGGGTCCAGAGCCGACCTTAAATGCTCACTGCGAAGAAAGACCTGCCTGCGGCTAACAGGCGGGTCTTTTCTTTTTGCGGGCGTTTTTTGCTTTGCCAAAAATGTATCTAATCCGTGAACATATAGCGTTCATCGTTGTATCCAATACAACTTCGTGGTATAATGCAAGTATCGGAAAAGGCAAAACATTCCGTATCATCGAAGATATTTAAGAGGCGTACCTATGAAGCGATTTCTCTCGTTCATCCACAAAACGCTCTTCCTTCTTGCTGTCACAACCATTTCTGTAGCGTTCGAGGGATGCAGTGAGGTGGCGGATAAGACGATTGACGGCATCAAGGAACTGCCTGCGCAAATCATTCAGGTGGCAACTCCTGAGACTGCTGAGACGGCGGGGTCAGATAAAAACATGACGCCTGAGACCGCAACCACGGAATACAACTACATATATTTCCGGTACAATAATCAGTGGGTCACGAATAAACTCATCAGCTACGAGGTAGTCGATGACGGGCAGAATATAAAGTTCACCGTAGAAGGTAACAGTGTAGCCAGCTACTATACCAGCATGGCAAATGTCGTGCTCATGCACAAAGACGAAAACAACACACGCACACAGAATATATACGAAAAACTGGCGGAGGGGACAACCTATGGCTGATGCACAGCGAGGACAGTTTGTAATTGATTGTAAAAATGGAGAAGCAGCCGGTATTATTTATGGCCTGGTGTATCAGGCTCAGTAAAAGGCGAGGAGGATAAAAGCATGCTGGCAAATATCGCAGTTTTACGAACTGTTAAAGCAAATGTAAACGAAGCCATTATGGTTGCGTTGCCCTCGATTTTGTTCGAGAGTTCGCACGACAAAAAAGATACGCAGAAATACTATCTGCAGGGTCCGGCGGCTGAATATATTCCTGTTGAGATACCGGACGAAACCGCAAAAAAGTTTTCCAAGTGCGCTACGGCATTGGCGATGCAGCTTGTCCTTCTCAGCAACAAGACGAAAGGCTTCTTTGGTCCTGAAATCTGCAATGTGGAGGGTAAAGATATCCAGACTGCCAGAAGCATCATAAACTCCATCATGGGCGAGAGACAGGCAAGGTTTTATAGCGCAAAGCTGAACGATGAAGTGTATGATACGCAATATGCGGTCAGCGAATATGCGGTTGAGAATTGGGCAGACGACATTGTGCCGCCCGTTGTCATCAACAGCTGCATCTGGGCTATCGTGGCAAATACCGCAGCAGAGATGCAAAAGGACAACCGTTTCCTGCGCAGAAAGGAAATCTGCGACACCGAGTTTTTTGAAATCGCGACCCGCATTTACAATGAGTTGCTGGGGTTTGCAGCGAGAAAATACGAAATCTTAGACATTGGTGAATGACTATGAGTGTCAACCTTATTGAGGGCAATATCTTAACACCGCCGACTCGTAACGAGAATACTATCATCTGCCATCAGGTGAACTGTCGTGCCGCAATGGGTGCGGGTCTTGCCAGACAGATTCGGGATAAGTGGCCCGTCGTGTTCGACGAATATGTGAAAGTTTGCAGTCCAAAGAAACTCGGTGACTTTCAGGTGGTTCAGGTCGCCCCGCAGCTATATGTCGCCAACCTGTTCGGGCAATCAAGCTTTGGCAGAGATAAGCGTCAGACTAACTACGCGGCGCTGGGAACGGCTCTTTTCAGAGCAATGAAAGAACATCCTAATGCAACTTTCCGCGTTCCTTACGGTCTCGGCTGCGGGTTGGCAGGCGGAAACTGGGTAACGGTGCTGAATCTCATTGAAGAAGCCGCCAATGCTTGGAATGTGAACGTTGAGATTTGGGTGCTGCCCAAAAAGTAAAGGATTAGCATGTACAATACCAACTACAAATGCGTCAAGCCGTTCGATGTATGGCTTGATGCCATCGGTCAAGATGGCAAGAAAATTCCATATCGGGTAAAGCGTGGGACCATATGGCGTCTGGTCTGGTGCGGTGGCGAGCAGAGCTTCAAGGAATTCACCGGACCGGATAAGATGCACATTACACTGCCGGATGAATATGTTGAGAAATACTTCAAAAAGGTTTGAGCTTGGGAAATTATTGTCCGTATACAAACGGCAATGTCGTCTACCTGAAATGCCAAGAGTGTGAGGACAAAATCTGCGAAAAGGTTTGGTTCTTTTGCGGAGTTGCAGGAACGCCGTTATCGATGACGAAGTCCCGCATGCAAATGTCAGAGTACCTCGATAAGATGCTGGCAAAACGGGAAAAGGTCGTCATTGCAGCAGAATCTGGTAAGAAGATGACTGCTTTGGCGGCTATGTACGCCAGCGAGCGGGGATACTCTTTCATTCCCGTCACAAACGATGATTTGCCCACATACTTATCTAAACAGCAGCAAAAGGGCTGCGTAGTTTTTGAAGGAGTCGCAGATGAACGAGAAATCGAAAACACCTGTCGTGAGCTGCGCATACCGCTGCGGCACTGTAGATTGGAAGGAGCATAAAGCCATGATGTACCAGAAACTTGTCCGAGATAATATCCCGGCTATCATTAAGAAGAACGGGGAAACCTGTGTGACGCGCACGCTGTCCGACAAAGAGTACGAGGACGCTCTGACGAAAAAACTGCAGGAAGAGGTCGCCGAACTGCTGGAAGCCTACACAGCCAAGGAACGAAGCGTTCTGGACTGCGCGGAGGAGATGGCGGATGTGATGGAGGTCCTGTACGCTATGGGCAAGACCTGCGCTGTTTCCAAGAGGGAAGTGGAACAGGTCAGAAGTCAGAAAGCGTCGGAGAAGGGGACATTCTCCAAGAAAATCTTCTTGGTTTCGACTGAGAAGTGAGAGGAGCGGTTTGTGACGCAGCAAGACGCAGTGCGGTTAATCAGAAAACTGATTTTTGCCAAAAACAGTCAGGATTCTACGCATTTTTACCGGTGTGTGGACGAAATTGCTGAAGTCCTAAACAAACAAGGCGACAGGGAAGGTGCCCGCACTATTCGCAATACTTCCCGTGATGGCTATGTGAAATCATACTACGAGGCGAGTCGGCAAGCACAGCCTCTCGGTAGCCCCTTTGTCAGCTATAAACCTGCGTTCGTCATCGACAACAAGGATATCGCGTTGTGGCACGCGAGGAACGATAATCCGCAAATGCGGGTCCGACACATTTTGGAGTATATCGAAAACGGGGAGATGGTCGGAAAAGACGTACTGGAATACGATGCAAGCACAGATAAGTGGCATCGTGTTGAGGCGGAATGTATCGAGTTGGTATAGGAACACTGCATCACCCATGCTCCTCTAACCCCTTTCTGCTGGCGGTCAGCAGAGAAATAAAATATACAAACAGCGATTTTTATCCACAGCCCCTTGCACATTCGTGCGAACTGCATACAATCTAAATTATAGACTAAAAAATGTACCCTGATGGCTGTTGTGATAGCTGTCAGGGTCTTTTTATTGCCTGCCAATCTACTATTCGGAGGGATTACAATGACGCTCAAAGACTTGTCCAGCGAACAGCAGGACCTTGTACGGCTGGCGCTTGACGGGAAAAACGTGTTGTGCGATGCCTGTATCGGAAGCGGTAAGACGTCCACCATCAATGTTTTGTGCAACGAGTTTGATTCCTCTAAGGAAATTCTGTACCTGACCTATAACCGGCTTTTGAAACTCGATGCGCAGGAAAAGATTCTGAACGATAATGTCACGGTCCAGAACTATCATGGATTTGCCTCGAAAATCCTGTACCGGCGCGGCATCAAGAATGTCGGACAGGGCGAGCAGATTGGGATGGTCTTGAGGAAGCGCGTTCCTGTCGGGCACTTTGATGTGCTTATCATCGACGAGTATCAGGACATCAACGAGGAAATCTCGAAGATGCTCGAATACATCAAGGAATCGAACCCCGGTCTTCAAATCATCGCGGTCGGGGACATGAAACAGAAAATCTATGACCAGACCTCGCTGGATATCTGGTCGTTCATCCATAAGTTCTTAGGCAAGCACACGCAGGTCAATTTCACGCAATGTTTCCGCCTGTCTCATGACCTTGCACAGCGGCTCGGAAATATCTGGGGCAAGGATATCAACGGCGTGAACAAGAACTGTAAGGTATCGACCATGTCCCGCGAGCAGGTGGTAGACTATCTGAATACCAAGAACCCGAAGGATGTCCTGTGTCTCGGAGCCAGAACGGGGTCTATGGTAAAGGTTCTGAATGAACTGGAAGCAAGACCCGGCAACCTCTATGACAAGAACCATGTATATGCCAGCATCAAGGAACCGGACGGCGAAAAGCATGTAGCACCCGGCGCAGATGTTGGTATCTTTACGACCTTTGACGGCAGTAAAGGCATGGAACGCCCTATCTGCGTTGTCTTTGATTTCACGGAATCCTACTGGTGCTCCCGTGTATTTCAGCCTATGGCTCGGTATGAGATTCTGAGAAACCTTTTCTGCGTTGCGGCGAGTCGCGGTAAGGATGAGGTCATCTTTGTAGAGCCTCCGAAAAAAGAGGACAGATTTGGGCTGGTCAGCGATAAGACCCTGATGACTCCCGTCAAGATGAATCAGGAGTTCAATACAAAGTTCGATATCTCTGAGATGTTCGATTTCAAGTTCGATGAGGATGTGGAGCACTGCTACCAGCTTATCAATACGACGCCGGTCTTCCATAAGGATGTGCATGAAATCGAAATCAAGCATTCGGATGCGATGATTGACTTAGCTCCCTGCATCGGCATCTACCAGCAGGCGAACTTCTTCGACTACTACGATATCGACAGCGCGATTGCCTTCTACATGTACCTGCATAACGACAAGAAGGTGGCGCTGCCTTCCAGCTGGAAATCCGTGGAGGAGAAGGTCCTGTTCCTGACGATGCTGATGACGAGTCAGGACCGGTATGTGAAGCAGGTTGAGTTGCCCTTTATTACGAGAGCGCAGGAAACCGACCTGAACAAGCGCTTGTCTATGGTGTTCACTCCCGACGAGTCCGTACAGGAACGTTGTGAGTTGACTGCCGTGGTAGATACCAAGGTGAAGAAGAAACTTGTTATCAGCGGCATGGCGGATGTCGTGAAGGACAACAAGGTCTATCTGCTGAAATTCGTATCTTCGCTCGCGCACAAGCATTTCCTGCAATGTGCATGTTATATGCTGGCTACCGGGTTAAAGCAGGGTGTTGTCTGGAATATCCGCGATAACATGATGTATGAAATCGAGATTCCGGACCCTGACAAGTTCCTGGACGCGGTAATCACCTGTATCACGAAGCATGTCTTTGCCAAGGCAGAAAGCTATACGATTTCCAAGGACTATACGCAGGACCTCGATACCATCATCGAGCAAATCATGACCGATGATTCTCTGCCGGAATTCGATGTCGGCGGCAATGTCAAGGAAGAAAAGAAGACGGCTGATGAAGGTATCTCTATCATCCGCCGTGGTGAGCAGTACATCATTGTGGATGCTTCGAACCGTCAAATCGTCGATAACAGCGCTATGAACGGCTACGATTCGATTCTCGCTGCCTGTGAGGATTATGTCCGGAAAAACAAGCAGCTGGCAGAGGAATCCATGTCCAAGAAGGAACTGCTCAGCGTTATTGAGGATTGGCTCGACAATCACAGGGATTTCGAAGCAGCTATGTCCAAGACCGAGGTGGATATCAAGCACCATATCGGAGAATATGCGAACTACGCTTCTCTTTCCACCTATGTTGTTCGTAAGATGCTCAAAGACCGTGGTCTCATCATCAATTTCAGCGAACGCCAGCTGCTGAAGGTCTGGAAGGAGCGGAAGAAGAAGAATACGAATACCGTGGAGAATACGCGGTACGAGACCCTTGCCTCTACGCTCGAATCCCTCGTTAAGGCAGGGGTCGATGTTCAGCTTGAAATGCCGGAAGAGGAGAAGGTTGCAAAGCCCGAACCGGACCCGGAAGAAGAAAAGCCTCAATTCGATAAGCGTATCCCCTATACCGTTATTCGTTCGTCCCGGCTCTCTAAGCCCAACGATGTGCGGTATATTGTCGTCAATCTGAACGACAAGGACCAGGTGCTGGACGATGCAAGCGGATACGGATACAAGTCGATTTCTGCCGCACAGAAGGGCTACGGATATAAATGCCGGAATCTCACCAAGTACAGTGAAATCAAGCACTCGTCAAAGCCCAAAACCAATATCCCGGTCTCGCAGAGCCGTCAGCTCTCGTTCGGGGATTTTTGAGAAGGAGGGACTATATGACCTACAGCGAAGCATTCCCTTTATGGGTAGCGGAGGTGTACCGGAATCATGGCTACGAACCGGGTAAATGGTACGGGTCAGAGGTTGCAGAAACGCTGTACAATGAAGCCATGGCGACCTACAACGGTCCTCCCGCCACGATGCGGGACTATATAGAAGCTATCCCGTCTGCGGATGAATTCGCGTATTTGGACTATGCGATTGAACGGCTGCGCCGCGACAACATCAACCTGAATGCACTTTCCGATAAGGAACGCTGGGCTTTGATGGATAAAATCGTTGCAGAGTATCCGCAGTACAAGAACACTCGCACATCCCATGCCAAGCAGGTACAGCAGACCTCGATGCAGGCGACACTCGATGCCGAGCGTGATGTTCTCTTGCAGGCTGCTCGGCGCAATGCGAGCCGGTACAGTGAGGCAGAGGATGCCACAAAGGATTTTGTAATCGAGTAAAGGGGGCAGTAAAAGAATGGTCAAAATTTACGGCTACAGTGACGATACCGTTTGTCTGGATAATTCCAAATACTTCGAGGATGAAATCGGGTGCTTTGATGTCGCCGGTGTCAGGCTCTATTTGGATGACGGAACAGTGCTTTTTGTCTGCTTCTCCTCCGGCGTCTGGCGTATTTTCATCGAGCAGGAAGGTTCCGCGCCGCACCGGCACAAGGTCTGTCAGAAAACGAGTGAGGACGACTACAGCGATGAGTTTTACACCGAAGCTGATGTTGTTCGGCATGAAATTGCATCGGCGAGAAACTGAAGGAAGGTGAGACCCATGAATTTCTCAAAAATTCGTATGATGTTCTTCGATTTCGACGATACCCTGCTCGTCCATTATCGTGAACAGAAACTCGACGCGACTGCTGATGCACACAGGGCACGGCTGCTGCGGTATGAGGCTGAGAACCGGGGCGGGTACAAGGTATTCGATGAGATTGGAGAAGCCAATACGCTTGTCCAGCATTTCCTCGAAAGCTGCGACGGTATCCCGAAATACTGCATTACTCGCGTGCAGGACAGTATGACCCTGCCGTATAAAAAACAGTGGCTTGAAATGCACTATCCGGGACAGTTCCTCGATGTCATCGGGACTGCCACCCCCGAACGGAAAACCTCCGTCATGAAACTCCTGACCCAAGCTGCCGGTCTGAATGCTGCGCAGGCTCTGTATGTAGACGACTACTACGAAGCCCTCAATGAGGCGGCAAAGGAAGGGTTTACGGTCATGACGGTACAGGAACTTATGCTGCGGCAATATACTGCGGAGCAATGATAAAGCGCTAAGCCACGAACAAACTAAGGAGGACTACCATGAAAAAAATTCTGAAATTTCTTGCCGCTGCGGCATTTGCTATCGTTGTGTACCAGCTTGTTTCGCTGCACCGCAAACGCCGTAAGATGGTCGAGATTGGTCAGCAGATTTTCCAGTGATGTCAGATGGCGAAAACTCAGCTGACCCGCGATATCGAGGCTGCGCTCCATGCGTGGCATCCAACCAGCTACGGCGGGTATCGAGCAGATTCGTTTCGGAAAGGGTTCGATGCCTTAGAAGTGCCGGTCGAATGCGGGTCTGTCAAATCCGGATTGGTCGATTTTGTCCGGGTACAGGAATGCTTTACCGCTGAAACCAAATATGGGACATGCAAACTGGCCTCGCTTATCGAAACGGATACGGGTGCTTCGCTTGCCGCGATTCAGCAAAAAGCAAAAGAGGCAACCTGCGTCAAGAATATTTCATCGCCGGATTTTTGCAGGGAGCACTGTTCCGAGCAATGGTGCCACTTCCACAAGACGAATCATCTGTATACGCTCGATGCCGTCATCACTTGTGTGGAAATCAAGATTTCTGTGAGCGATTTTCACTCGGCACACGGGCACAATTTCGTCGGGCATTGCAACTACTATGCGATGCCCACTGAGTTGTACAAGAAGGTAAAAGGCGAGATACCAGAGGATATCGGTGTCCTGCTCTATTATGACGGCATGAGTACCTGCGGAATCCGAAAGGCGAAGGAGTGTAAGCCACAAATTCTTTCGGAAAGCACACAAAAATGGCTGATTCTGTCCGTTGCTAAAAGGCTGCCCCGGTTCGACAAGAACTGAGGGCAGCTTTTTTATATATTTTTTTATTTAAGAAAGGACAAACTCAA